ATGTAATTCATGATAAAATCTCCATGGGTCAACAACATAATCTCCTAATCTATATCTTATTAAAGGTTGCATGTCTTTCGGACAAACAATCCATATTGTATCACAACCGGCCATTGCGCAATCAAAGACTGCTTTTTCTACTGCTAAGTAATTGTGGCCAATTGGAATTAAACTATCATGCCATGGAAAATTAAAATCCAGTGGCTGACCGGCTGTTGGTATAATCCCGGCCAAATTAAACCTTCTCTTGTTTATTGCTCTAACTTCCATAAAGAAACTTTATCTTCTCTGTCTCATGGTAAAGGTCCATCTTTTTATGTATCTCTCTATGAACTGTCTCAAGAGCTACGGACGGTCTTCTTGCGCCGACTGCGGTACCTATAAAGCCATGTTCTTTTAGAACATGTTCGCTTTTAAATTTGGCCATTGTATCTGAGTAATCGAAATCCGCTAATTGCTTTTCGCTGAGAGAGGACTTAACGTATACATGTACCGGCGATGTTCGATGTCTTTTAACAACATTAATCTCCGAAACAAACTGGTCTCCTGTTTTGATAACAGTCTTCTCTTCTTTCGCCAACAAGGTTATTGGCTTCATATAATCAATAATCTCATAACCATCAACAACTTCTTTTGTCTCGGGTAAGCCAGAAATGTTCTTATCGCAAAAAATAAAGAGATTTTCATATTCTAGCTTATTGACGACATTGTTTTTGCAAACAACAAAAAGGTAATCATCTAATATTCTAGAATTAGTAACAGAATCTCCACCAATTGTTCGACCATGCAACATCAATTTTGTATATAAAAGCGCATATGCTTCTTTAGTAATATCATCTTCAAATTCCAATGGGAAGCTTAGTTTATTTAATACGATTTTGGTGTTGTTTTGGTCTGCAAACTGTAGGGCTGAGAGAGACGAGCCATATGTGACGTTAGCACCCATAATCTTGATTATAATCGCGATCTTTGAGGATTTTCTTTTTCCACTTCTTTAGGATTTTATAGTGAGTTGGCTGTTGGAAACAACGATATCTGTTGCTTTTATCAACCCTTCCACCCCTAGTGGTTTGTACCCATGCTGCTACCCACTTCTTTTCTTCTGAAAAATAGGACGGGCATCTTTTTAATCGCTTGTTCTTATGATATTGTTTAACGATTTGCTGCAGCCAAGTACGCGCTGCGGCAGTATAATCACGACGATTAATATCATATCTATCTTCCCACCATGGCCACATTTGGACAATTCCAATAGCCTTGGCCACTTTTTTGCCTCGAGAATTGATTCTCCAATCGCCTTTGGCATTCGGGTTGAATCGAGATTCTCTACAAATTGCTGCGATAAGTATTCCCCTAAGAGATGAAGGGATTTGTGGATTTTCCTTTAAAAAGGCTTCTTCCAAAACAATCATCTCATTCAGAATTCTTTCTCTTTCCTGATAGCTTTTATGCTTCGCACTGGGTAGGCAGTTGTCGGACGCCGCAGAATAGATTTCATCGTATTCAAGCGGAGTACCTTGACTTAATATTAATGTCGTGATTATACTAACAATACTCATTAATTCATTACTCCAAAAATATGATTTTCTTGAACTAGCAAAAAATCTCCTTGTTCTAGACTGGCTGTTTCAACCATACTATCGTTGACGAGAAGCAGCTTGCCCAAGTCTTCTTCATTTACTACAGTGCAATCAGTGGATACTTGTTCAAGCTGATAGACTCCGTAAAGACTGCTTTTTACTTTATAACTATCGGGCACCAATACCGTTGTCTGCTGTTCACTTTCAGATTCCGGTACAGCGCTAAGAAGCACAAAGCGATTACAGGGTGTTAATTCTGCTACACTCATGATGTTTCCCCTTTAGGACCAAACTGTCGTTCAATCGCGTCAAACACATCCGTAATTTCGGCCATATCAGCGCCTTTTTTATAAACACGATATGCCGCAATTGCGGACCAGATCTCGTCTTTTGAGAGCCAGCCATTCTCGATATACTCTTCTCGCAATTCCTTTTTTTGGTCTTTATAAGGCTGCATTGCCTCTTCCAAGGCAATCTGCGATTTCAAATAATTAACAACGTATTGTTCTTTTACAAACTCTTCGCTATTTTCTTCATCAATTAACTTTAAAGATTCCATTATTCCTCCTAAATTTTTAAAGTGCTACAATGCTGCAGCTTCCACCGCTGCATGCTAATTCGCTTGTTAAATCGGTATTGTCATTATACTCAATAATGTTTTTTAAGTCAAGCTTTTTAAGTGCTTCTACCAATTCCTCGTATTTTTCTTTTGTGCAGCTTTCAAATGGAGCCTGCACATAAGTATGTTCTTTATCGTCATATGGTAATACGCTTAAGCCATTGTAACTATTACGATTTTCCCACATCCACTCGCCTACGTCATCCCACTCTTTTTCTTTAACGCTAACTGTAGCAGAAACGTTATGAGTGTTAGAACCTTTTTTATGACCGGGCTTGGTCCATTCGTCACCCACTCGCTTCACTCTTTCCAGCATGCTTAAGGCGCTCTCAGTTCGCAAAATAGAACCCCATGGGGCGCTTTGCGGAACGCTAATGACTGCCGTATCGTGAGGTCTAAAATATTCGTCCTCAACCAGTTCAGGATGGTTTGTGGCTAAATATTCGTACATTGCTTCGCTTTTACCAACTCGTAATCTACGAATATAGTATCGATCATGCCAAGCGTGAATGCCGCTGGAGGTACCTAACGTTAAACTAGTAGTACCCGCAGGTTTTACACATGTTGTCCGTGCCGCCGGATTAATATCTAGCAACTTGGCCACTCTCTTATTTTCTTTTATAACTTCTTTTGCTGCCGCGCTCATATCTAATTTGAGCACTTTCCCAGAAGCAATGCCGGTCATGCTTACGCCTATTAAAGCGTCTTTTTCTGTTGTTCTTCGCCAAATTTCGCGTAAATAGTGAAAGTCTGTATAGCTCGCTTGAAGTGTCGCGATAAAAGTGGCCGCTCTACATCGCTCTTCATATTCTTCTTGCGAAGAAATATCGCTAGCATTAATTTCAACCAAATTACAAAACTGATGGGGGCGGAGGGCAATTTCGCAACACGGGTTCGTTCCCCATTCCTTATCGTTCGAAAAGTAAAAACCGGGTTCACCGCATCCTGAAGCTCTCACGCGATTCCACAAATTTTGAAAATAATCTTTTGTGATCATGTGCCTCATTAAGACAACCGAATTGTTAGCGCGCCCTCGTTGTGGGTTCTGTTCCCACCAGTTTCCTGTTTTTGCTGCTAGCATTTCTTCGTCGTCTGCGCTAAAAAGAGAAATAAGGGCTGCTCTTCGAATGCCACCGGCTAAGACTGCATCTGCGATATAGCAAATAATATCGTGTACTTCAATAGTGGTTAATCTATCGCCTGTTTCCTTTTCTCGCAAAACACCGTCAATCTTGACCAAACACTCTTTAAGAGGTTGTGGGCCGGGAGCGGTACCGCCAGAAGTCAACAGCTTTGCCCCTTTTGGCCTAATATCGCTATAGTCATATCGAATCTTGGAACCGCCAAAGAAATAGCTGCGCATGAGTGCCTTGACGGCATCAGACCAGCCTTCAATCGAATCGTTTACCAAAAAGCGTCTTGTGCGCTTCTCGGAGGGTTTTTGAATATCGGGCAGCTGCTCTACATGGTGTCGTTGCACACTGTAACCGACTCCGGTTCCGCCTAAAAGAAGGAACATCGTTTCGCTAAAGGCTCTCCAATCGTCAATCGGAGTATAGGCACAGTTAAATATGCGATTTGGGGCTACCTCAATGGGCTTTCCTCCAAACTGCATTGAGCGCATCGAAGGCAAGACTTTCCTATCGTAAACATGCTTATATACGCTGTTTATCTCTTCCTTCAATTCTGGGAATTTTTTGATGTGCATTTTCTTATTTCGAGTTACCAACTCTTTCCATGTTTCACGCCGCTGGAGAGAGTTGATATATCGAGCATATTTCATATGTACTGTAACGTCTGATAAAATTTGTTTAGCTATGTCTTGTTCCATCTATATCTCCTTCTTGTTTTAAAACTTTTGCTGGTTTTTCATCATTTCTTTGAAGACTCTTCTCGCGGTTGACATGTCGTCTTTATTTCTCTTTACTCGCGAATCTTCTTTTACTTGCTGAACACTTTCCTGTTCTAATACTTTAATAGAGGCAGTTCCGGTATCCATAAAAATAGAGTATATTTTTGCATCAGGACCGTTGCGGTTTTTGGCTACAAAAATTCTACCCATATTACTATCTTTGTCGCGCAAAGTTCTGGAAAGGCTAATAATAAAATCTGCAACAAAGCACTTACTATAAGCCTCTGAAATTGATTTCATTGTAATGACCTCTTCATTAAGACCTTCTCTGTTGGTTTGAGAGGCAGTCACTAGCGGACAATTAAATTCTTGCGCAAGTCCGCGTAATTCTTCATAAATTGATTCTAACTCATGGCGTTTTTCAGATGATGGTGAAGATCCTCTCAAAAGATCTCCATAATCTACGATTACCATATCGATTTCCATCTGATTTTGTCTTACTTTTTCTAAATGACCCTTAAGGGCGACTGTAGATATTGATTTTGTAGGATACTCTTTAACGATAAGCTGTCCATCTACTGCTTTAATCTTCTCAAAGATGTCATCTTTTCTTTCCAATAGTTCGTTTAGGTCATATCCGGTCAAACATGCGTCGTATCGTTGGGCCACCACTTTGTCTCTCAATTCTAAAGTATAGTGGACAACGTTCTTGCCTTGTTTTAGCGCTTCCGCTCCCAAATGGACCAGCGCAAAGCTTTTTCCTACGCCAGTTGGCGCTATAACCACTGTGAGTTCGCCTTGGCCTAGGCCGCCTTTTGTGATCTTATCAATTTCTCGCCAACCGGTTGAAATCGGGTTTCTGGCTTCAACCCTAAATCTTTCATCAAAATCTTTAATATAGTCATAGCCGAAGTTGCTATCCATCCCCAGTTGAAGAGCGTTGTTGATTAATTTTTGGATCTCTTCGAATGAACACTTGTTTAAAAGGGGTACCGATTTCAACATTGCTGCTTTGAGCACTTGCTTCTTACAGAAATCCAAACTTGTAGATTTGATATAATCGACGTCGGGTAGCTCCGGAGTTGCTTGAACTCTGATGAAATAATCTAGAACTTGTTTTCGGATCACCTCTCCTTCAAACTCTAGTTCGGTATTGTAGATGGAATTCAACGTTCCATTGGCCGGATGTGTCTTATATTTCCTTTTGTGCTCAAAGAGCTTTTTCACAAAGACTTGAAGGTATTTAAGTTCTAGAAACTTTTCATCTAGAACCTCTATCATTTGATCGCAAAAAGGACGATCATAAACCAATAATTTGCATAAGTCTTCTTGGAAGCTTTTTCCGAAGACGCCCAGATTTTCCATGTCACCTCGTTAAATTGTATAGTAAGTATATAATGTTTTTTTTAGAAAGTCAATCTAATTCGTAACCCATGAAAAGGATTAAAAATTTTATTTGAAGATCTTGTTTTTTGCTGTCGCAAAAAGGTTGGGTAAGAAAGATTTCTTAAGTCGAAGAAGTCTATCAAACTTTGCCTGATTTCTCGCATTTGTATAGAGAGCCGTTGGTTTACGGATTGCGCCGTCAATGACCTGTTCGCCAAAATCGTAAAATTTTGATTTTGTATTCTTCTTTGGAGTACTACCGGCATATGCTGCCGTGCAGCTTAGTAATATTGCTAGCAATACTATAAAGCCCTTCATTTTCATACATATTTCACCCATGACCATAGTTTTCGTTCCTTAAGGTATCCCTTAGTGTTATCGTTGTCATATGCTTCTTGTTCGAAAGGGTTCAAATAATAAGCATCCGACCATGTACCATGTTTAAAACGTCCGATAACGTAAAAAAGTCCATATAGGAACCATTGAAATATAAAAAGCATCTCAATCTGCTGGTGATAGTGAATGGTTTCGTGTCGTTTTGTGTCCGGAGTCATCTCTCCGCGACATACAACGAAACAAGCAAAACTAAACGCCCATACATTTATTGGAGCAATTTTTGATAACCAAATCGGTATCTTGCTATTTTCTATAATGATTGGAGTACAGGTCACGTTTTCTTCCTTATTTCTTTTTCATTTGGACTGCGCAGTGAATCATTGAAAATAATACTCCACAGATCAATATAATTTCTACTATAGTTGTCATTTGTTATCCCGGCACATTCGCCTAAACCCTTGAAACATATCAGACCAGCTATATTCATGAATTCCATCTTGTATCATCATTCCGCTGACCTCCGTTTTGTTAAAGTCGCATTCAAACTCTTCAATCGTCCAGTCTACACTTTGTTTTGTTTGTATAGACAGGCTCGGACTATAGAGTTGCATGAGACTATAGTTCTCCTTAATTAGTTGTTCGCTTTCAGGAATTGACGCATATGCTTTGATCTTATTTTCTTGATTTTCACAAAACTCTATTAATTCCAACAGGGTTACGTCTCTTTCTTCAGCAAAAAAAGTGAATCTTTTTGCGATTGTTTTTAATCCAACTCCGCCGATGCCTGATAAGTTGTCTGAGGGATCTCCTGCTATCGCTCGAGCCAAAGCAAAATTCTGTGGATGTATTCCATGCTCTTCAACGATGCTTAGCTTGTTCAAATACTGTTTTTGTATTGGCCTGTGAAGTATGGTGTTGTCGTCTAATAACTGATAAAAATCTTTGTCGCTGGAAACGATAACCTTTTGGTCATCTTTATAAGCTGAATATCTGCAGGTATAGGCGATTAGGTCATCTGCTTCCACTTCATCAGCAATAAGCTGTATGACTGGGAGGTTGTTGAGATATTCGAATATCCGATACATTTGCCATATCTTGTTTTCTTTCTCTTGTTCTTCCGTCAAAACTTTAAAGTTTCGATTTAAACGAATGGGAGAACGACCTTCTTTGTAGTTCTTATTTGTCTGCTTTCTCTTTCGACTGCCGCCTCTACCGTCCCAACAAACAACTATAATATCCGGTTTTATATCACGAGTTAACTTTTGAAGAGACTTTAAGAACCCTGCTGTGCCGCCGATTGGACGGCCGTCTTTGGCTATTGTGGGGTTTACGATATATGCGCGCAAAAAGAGATTTAAAGCGTCGATTATCATTATTCTTTTCATAGTTTTGGTTCTTTCTTAGAGGGCAGTGTATTAAATGATTATAAGTTAAATTGAATTATTAGTCAAGGGGATTATCGGTAGCGTCTGCGGATTACTCGTTTTCTTAGTTTACCGTTTTTATTATAATAGCGACGAACTGTACGCTTTTTTAGTTTTGGCTTGGGGCGTGTATAAACGCGACGTTTTTGCGGCGTATATTTGCGATATACTCGTCTTTGCGGTCGCACACGCTTGCGATATACGCGATTGTGGTGTGAGCGATGTACATGTACTCGTTTTCGCGGAGAGTGGCGATATCGATGGGTACGTTGTCTATGTAGACCATAAAACAACGGTCGTTCATATACTACAGAACGATAAACGCGAGGTGTACGTACATGCTCATATGACTCTACAGGTTCGCTATGGGCAAAACAGCCCGGAATTAAAAATGTAGAAGCGATAAATAAAATAAAAATAATGTTTTTTTTCATGAGATAGTTTTCCTTTGGTCTATATTTAATGCAAAAAAGGTACCAAGTTTGAGACATCTGTAAACCCATGCCTCCCTGCGGTATTTAGTTAAGCGATTGCGCTCATAGCTACGTCTTCTTCTGAAAACAAATCTTTAGGAAATTCTTTTACAAAAGCTGTTAACAATTCTTCGGCTCTTTTCTCTCGAGCTTTATATTGTTGAGGGACAGAACAACGCCAAAAATAATATTTACTATCAGGGACGATATCTTCTGAACCGGCCTTTTGCTGTTTTTTAACCTCGTCAGCTTGTGCTACTTTAGATGCATCGTATAGTTTTCTGTCCAGCTTGGAAATAAATTCATAAAGATCAGCAACTTTGCCTTTTTTTATATCTAATTTATTGTCATATAAATACTCTGAAATATATACAATGGCCCAATAAGTTCGAATAGCTACTTGAGTTTTACATTCAATGATTGGTTGGACTCGAGTCCTGTAAATGTCCCAAGCGCGGTCTAACTCATCTTCCTTATAAATAGAAACCTGTTTTAAATCGCTTTTACCATCCCCCTTCTTATAAAAATCATCCAAGTTGGATGGACCGCAGTCTTTTTCTTTTGTGTGCGGCATTAAAGATAAGATCGTCTGGTCGAGTACCTCAACATCTTTTTTACGGTTGGCCTTCTCCTGCGCTTGTTTAGCCTTCCCAATTCGCAAAAAGACTGATTTAAAAACTTTTCTGCGCTGTTTAACCCATGGGTTATATGGTGTTAATAGTGCCCATCGCTTCTCAGCATCCGATAAAGGTGAGCCTTTTTGGATTGCCGTAAATTCCTTAACCATTTCCCGGTATGTATATGAATACATCGTAATTTCCGGAATTGCCGTCGCATAAAATGCATCTTTGAGCCGTTGTGGTAAGTCTCTAAAAAACTTATTTTCCACCGTATTCGGCGTGCCGTCTGCGTCTATATATGTGCCGGTGATTGTAAACTCATTATTGACGAAACTGAATATTGTATCGGTTCGCTGCAGGCCATCGAGTATTGACTTCTCGAATTGGTTCTTTTGTTGAGACGATAGCCTTTTGGCGCCATAGGATTTAGTTCCTTCCGCTTCTATACTAGCTTTTAAACAAGAGGGTATATCAGCAAGGATAATAGAAGAGGCCGCGAGACCTTCAAAAACAGAATCGATATAGTCTCTCATAAGCTCTAGATCCCATACGGAGTCTCTTTGAAATGTATCGTCGATGACCCGTTCTTCCCGCTCAGCTAAAATGCTTTGAATTGTGATTAGAGCGGGTACTATTTTTTTGACGTATTTTTTCTTATTCTTATTAATATGTGTATTCATGTTTTACCTCCTTTATGTTATGTGTGATTATCAGACCAGTAGTTAGGTCAAATAATCCATAAATACTAATAACAGTATAACATACAAAAAATACTATTTCAAGTAAAAAGTTTGTTTTTTTACAATTTTGAAATTTTATCTGTTGCGATTTCTACTGCATCTGGGTTAATGTCAAAAAGAATAAAGTTTCGCCCCATTCTTTTTGCAGCAACACCAGTTGTTCCAGAACCGGCAACCGGATCCAAAACGATATCTCCTTCATCAGAAGACATTTCTATGATTCGTTCGAGAAGTTTTTCGGGCTTTTCCGTTGGGTATTTTCTTTTCTCGTTACCCTGAGCAATGGAATGAATATCATCCCATAAATCCATACAGGGTTTGCCTTTTGATTCGTGTTTGTAAATCTTTTTATAAGGATTTGCTGTCGGCTTCTTTGGAAAGTGAATTCTATTATCTGCTACCATTTCTTCTAGCTTCTCTTTAGATAATCGCCAACCGGTCGAAGGGCTATACGTAACGCCGTTGTGCTCAAAGGCATATAACCGTTCTTTATCTTTCTCTTGTACCTTTTTTTCTAATTCTTTCTCTGTTTCAACTTGTAATTTTTTCTTTAGTTTTTCAACAACCTCAACGTTTCCGCTGGCTTTTGCGTCTAAGTATTCTTTTTCGACACTCTTCACTTTCTGTGTAGCTGTGTACACTATGTGCCCTAAAGCGTAATGGCCTCTTTCGTCTTTCTTCTTATATGAGTTCTCTGCATAATATGACTCTAACTCTTGATATACCATATTAAACTTTGGTTTCGAGGAATTTGTACACATAAAAATAATATCAACTGCCGTACCCAGCTTTCTCTTGACATTGTTTTTAGATCTCGACTTCTTCCAAAAAATAGGATGGACCTCTTTAAAATGCTTATTACATATCATTTGTGGAATTAGCATTTCGGCGGCACTAATATGAAAGAAAAACGTTCCGTCAGGCTTAAGCTTTCCTTTACATTTTTTAACTAGCGGTTCTACAAAATCGATATAAATTTGATTAGATTCCCAGATATCCGAAAACCCTGTTTCATCATCGGGGGCTAAAACATATTCTCTTTGAGTTTTGAACGGAGGGTCAAAGTATATTGTTTGTATCGTACCGTTGCCCACTTCGTCTAAAAGATTCAAAGAGTCGCCTTGTTTAATTATATTCATAGAGTCGTCGTCCGAAGTCCTCCAGCGCACACGTCATCTAAAAATCCTACAACTTTATCTTGTTGAAATTTGATGACTGGAATCGAATGTTTGTTTGATTTGCTCAGACCCAAAAGTGCGTTAATACCATTGTTTAGTACCACTCGAATTCGAAGTCCGATATCTTTGCCGTCAAAAAGCAAAGTTCGTGATGTTGTTACTCGATTTGTTTTTTTCAAAGAAAGGATCGCATTACTTTTGTAGTATTTATACAACAGTGTATCTTTAAAGTCACAACTGTAGAGTTTTTTATTTTCAACGTCGACAACAGATAAAATTAGCTTTTCATTTGGCTCAATGACTGATGTTCTTAGAAGATTTCTAAGGGCGCCATTATCGAAGGATTCTAAATCCCCATGAGTCGCTATTTTAACATTTTCGCGAACGGTTTCAATGGCGCCTTTAGGATTATGAAGAGCATTGGTAAATCGTGGAAAGTGTTCTTTGTGTCTTTTATATGCTGCACTTGAGTTTACCCAATCAAAGCTACCATTTTTTAGCTCTTTCTTTTTTTTCACAGAAACTCCCTGTTCATTAATCTTAAGGTCTGCTTTGTGTTGGGTGCCTCCTAAGTGCTTTACTTTAGGTTCGGGAGGGCATTCCGGGTAAACACTTTTTCTCACTGCCTCGTTTTCCCGAAGAATCTGTACTAATTGTTTTTCGTTAAGTACACCAGAGTGATGACTGCTACCATCTGTACGATAAGCCATTTCTTTTTTCCTTTGAGCGATGCTCAATTAAGTTGTATATGCATTGTATTTTAATAGAATTTTAAAGTCAAGTAAAAAATGAATTTTTACTCTTTTTCCTCATAAAACTCGTCGGCGTTACCAATACGCTTATCGAATTTCATAATAACTTCTTCGTCCATGATATCTAAGACTCGTTTTTTGAATTTTTCATTTTGCAGTTTGCTCGCCCAATGAGCGGCTTGAAACTTTTCTGTGGTCTCGTCTTCATAAACCAATTCGTACCAAGACCCGGATTGTTTAATCGCCTCGGAACCTTTAATGGCATCAAGCCAGCTTTCTTCGTCTTGTACGCCGATTTCGTCGCCCCAAAGTATTTTAAAGTTACATTGTCGACCAGCAGTGCCGAATCGTGACTTCTCAATCTTTACTTTAACTTCAGAACCAATTCTAAAGCCCTTTTCGTCAGTAATGAATGAAGCCTTCGCTTTGCGTCCAGTGAGCCAGATGCGCAGTGAATATGCGTAAATCATCGCTTTTCCACCGGGAGTTACGTAAGGTGTTGTTAAAGCTTCTGACGGTGATCTTGTGATATTAGTTTTAAGCTGATTCAAGACCAAAAGTGTTGATTGGCTATTAGCAATTGGTACTGTTAGTTTCGACATTCCCTTTGCTAAAATTCGCGCTTTGACGGCCATTGACGATTGAGGGTTAAAGTCCCCTTCAACATCCGAAATTGCGGGCGTTAAAGCCAAACTATCCCAAATGAACAGCATTTTGTTTTGATTTGCGCCCAATAGCTCTTCAATTGTTTCTAATACGAATTCTACCGATTGTGCTTGAATATATAATACGTTTTCTACTTTACAACCTGCTTTTTCTAGAAAAATAGGATCAATCGCAGATTCTGAATCAAAGTATACAACGTCAATTCCCATTTTTTGTGCGTTTGCTGCGGCTTGTGCCGCCATGTATGATTTACCGGTTGATTCTAAACCGGCAATTTCAGTGATTTTACCAACTGGAATTCCTGTTAATTTTCCACGACAAATAATACTGTCTAGCCAGCGGGAGCCAGTTGGAATCCAATCTGTAACAACCGTTGGGTTCGTTTCATCGTTCAAGTCGTGTGCGACTTGCATTCCGGCTTTTTTATTTATCATTGAACGCATTTGGTCCATTGATAGCTTACCTGCTTTGTTTGTTTTTGCTGTTTTTTGTCGTGGCATTTTTTTCTCCTATTTCCCGACTTTAAATGAATGAATACAACTACGGAAACCTCTTTTGTCCATTCGAATACAGACGGTCTCGCCAAAATCTGTAATAGATAAGACATATCGTCGGCTTCGATTCAAGAGGTTCGTAATGTCGCTGTTATCTGACCAAAAGGTGACGTAACCTTCTTTAATATCGCCTTTGTGCGCATTTACCGCGCTTTCGGCATCAGGGCCGCCGCCTTTACCCTTAAATCGCTCTGCTATCTTCTTGACGTTCTCAAGAAAATCAGAATCTCCTCGTTTATAAACTTTTCTCATTTTTCCTCTATTGTGCAGCTTGTACTGCTGTTTCTTGCTGGATTAAACCAAACTCGTCTTTCATATCATACCAATCTTCGTAAAGATTGTCAAGTGTTGTTTTAACATTTATTTTTTTGACTTCATAACCGGTAGGTGATTGAACGGAAAACTTAAAATATCTAACCCCTCCGCTAACTCCAATTGAACCACATGAACACTCTCTAAAATCATCTTCTGTCCTAGAATAAACAATATCTTCGCATTCTTTGCATTCAACTGCTTTAATTAACAACTTGGTTTACCTTTTTCCTTTGTTTGGTGAAAGTTGAGACATCTGTAAACCCATGCCTCCCTGCGGTATTAAATTAAGCTAGAAGTTCTTTAAAAGCTTTATCAACTTGACTCGCATCTGAGGGTACTGTGGTTACAGTAGCTTCTGATGTGGTCTCCTCACTATCCAAAAAGTTAGTAAGGATTGTTTGAACTTCTTCAACTGTCTTACGGCTGCTAGCAAAAAGTTCTTCAAAATCAGGCACACCTTCCATGTACTCCACTACCTTTTCCTCATCTTTATGAAGAGGGGAAGATTTACGACGTGGCGTAATTTTGGTTTCTGGAAAAGATGCTCCCGCTGGTTTAACATAGGTTACAACCAAATCGGTACCCTCTTTGGGGTCTGTAATGTCTCCATATTCCGGATTCAATACAAGAGACAGAAGAGTCTCATAGGCTCGTTTACCAAACCCCCAAATGCGCACTCCCTCATCTTCTTCTCCACGAACAAGAACAGGAGCGAAAAATCGTTGACGAGCACCAAGTTTTTTAGCAACTCGTTTTGATTCTTCTGAGCCTTCTTTCCAAAGTTGACGAACATACGTATCAATCGGATCATCCTCGCCAAAATTACGTTTTGGGCTTAGAAAGCTCGCGGCATCGCCAACGTTATAATGGAACCAGTAATCGCGAAAAGGATCGCCATTAGAAGGTGGGACAAGTCGAACAACTTGCTCGCCCTCTTGCGGTTTCCAAAACTTGTTGGAAGTATTACCGTTATTTTTAAGCGCGTTCATGCGCTCTTTCATTTTACTCATATCAATAGCCATAATATTATTTTCTCCTTGTGTTATAGTCGCCCCAACAAATCTCTCAGGGCGCTAGTTTTTGTATTAAAGTACTATTATTTTCACAATAAATTAAAGGTTGGTCGTACTCAGTAGAAAATACCGAATATCCTACTTTCATTTTATCATGTTCAACACCTTTTTTAACATGTTTTTGGATTTTGTCCATTAAAGAACTATCCTCCTCCAACATTTTTTGAGGTATAGCATAATAATACCTCTTTTCTCTCGGAATGTCAAGGGAAAAGAAGCATTTTTCTTCTTCTTCCTCAAAATCAACCAAACCAATAGTAGAAACTCGTGCCGTATCGATACGCTTTGTAAAAGTCGTAAAAACTGGTCGCGAATGTTCAAATATATTGATCATGTGATATGTGGAAGAAATCATCTGGTTTATACTATCCCAATATTTTAAAATAGGTACAGGACCCATTATACCAGAAATTAATTGATTGTCAACTAAAATTATTTTTTCGAATAAAGCTGATCGAGCATATTCCTGAAAGACGTTAAATAACAAGTTGTTCTGCAGTTTTGTGGGACCAGCGAGATTGTCCATCTGGGGGACAACATACATTAAAGTTATTTTAGTTTTGTCTTTTATTCTCTCTAATATACGCAAAGCTGTATTAGAAACTGCTCCACAACTTGTGATAAATAAAGTTTCCGGTTCAATGTCTTCTAAAAATTTATTAATTCCTCGTGGTAGTTTAGCTTCTTCGTATAGTTCAGGAGATGATTGGGGCTTTAGGCCAATTGAGTCTTTAGCTTTTTTAAGACTTGTATCAATTTTTAGAATATTGTATTGTGGATATTGCTTAAAACAGTCTGCTATGTTGCATCCGGCTTGACCTAACCCAATTATAGTTTGCATTGTATTCTCTTGGTGGCTTGGCTAGCCTTCTTGTTCATATCCGGTAATTGTGCGTTGCTCATATTCCCTAGCAAGATATGCTTTCAGAGCATCGGTAACATCCCAATTATCAGGAATGGGAGAGTCTAGACTATTTCCATCTTGTATTACTTTAATTAAATCTTTAACAAATAAATTTTCTACTTTATTATCTAGAATTGTGGCCACATCATCGTCCATATCTAGCTTACCTAAATTGCCCTCGGGTCTATTGTCGTCGTCGACTTGATACATTTTTAAAACGAATCCGGCGACGCTTTGGGAAGCTTCAAAGGCTTCCCTCGCAGAAGCAACTCCCGGGACAAAATTAGCAATAATACTAAGCACTTTTTTCCTGCCGGAATATTCCACTGTGCATTTAAGTAATGCTACCAAATCACCGAACGTTTCGACGTCGCCTTGACCGCTTAAAAGTTCAGGAAACTTTTTTGTGCAGTAGTCGTCCTGGACGGCATCATCCATTGATTGCCATTTTCGACTAATAAAAGAGCCTATGTTTTTGATGCCCGTAGCTACTTTTTGGCCAAGACCGCTGGGTTCGGATGGCGCCTCTTCTTCTTTTAAAAAGGTGCGCCAATTTTCCATTATAAGTTTCATATTAGTGTTTTTACTATTTCTGTCTCATTATTTCGGGTAATGACTGGTGCAATGCGCGGAGTACTGCGGCTCCTTGTGGTATATTGGCGGCATGAGCGATAATAGCATCTAATACCTGCTTATATTCTGCGGGCCTGTCGATTTTTGAAATTGTTTTTAGTAAAAAGTCAGCATCGCGCTCGGTTTTGATCTCAGGCGCCGCTGTTGCTGGATCCGGGGCCTGACCAATTCCCTCTTCCGTTTCAAAAATACCGATCTCTTCTTGAATTAATTGTTTAAGCTGTGTTCTCGTGATCTTCATTTGCCCTCTCCTTGAGTTTTGAGTTACTTATAAGTAGTTATTTTATATTCAATTTTCTCATTTCCGACCAATTTTTCCCGCCGGTACAATTCACTTTATATTCGCCAAACCTAGTATGACTAAAAAGCTGCTTAATGTTGTTCACTTCATATTGGTCATCTTCGTGCAAATCAATTACAATAGAATCATGATTACAGAACTTTATAAAGCTCTTTCTACTCTCTAAGAACTCCCACACTTTATACATTTGCTCAAACAATAAATCTGCTGCTGTTGATTGCACAACATAATTAACCGCATGTTCTTTATCACACGGTATTTCTCTATCAAAAGGGGTTACTACTTTATCACCCATAAAATACAAAGTTTTAAGTTTTTCTCGGTCGTAAATATGGCTTACCTTCTCATCGTTGCTGTTAGGGTTGTAAAGCCAAGCAAATATGCTTTTCTTAGCAGTTTCGCGATCTTTTACACCTTTAAAGACGTTTTGAAGGTTCCATTCATGAAGGTCTTCTTCGGGTTGGGACTGGTTAAGTAAAGCTAGCGCAGTTCGTAGCTCGCAAGCATTAAAATCAAGCTCAAATAACCAATGATTTGTGGGAGCCAACACCTTTCTGTATTTTTTAGCTAGCGTCATTATTGGAAAAGAATACTTTTTTGTACTTAGGCGTCCAGTTCTGGTTTTAAATTGCTCATATGTTATTTGTGCTTTGGCATCTTTAATCTGTTTATAGGTATTCTTATCTTGTACTGTGATTCTATCCATCATTTCTAAGTTTAAATCTAGAGGTTGTCGGCCGAATTCTGTAATCATTTTTGTTATTTTGAGTAGATGATCGTAGTTTTTTGGTTTTTGGTAGTTTTCAAAGATAAACTTGCATACTTCATTTTTAGTCTCGGCCCAAGCTAAAAGAACATGTTCTGGTAATAAGTTATATATACATGTTTCATCTAGATTAATTTTTGTGATGATCGCAGATCTAACGATTGCTTCTATACTAGCTAATGTGCGGTAATATTTTTCTAAATGTTCGGGAGGGCACACTTCTTCTAGTGAGGCGCCATTGACAAATAATTGTGCATATTGTATATTTTCATTCTTAAGATAGGATGCATAAGACCAAGTTTGGGTGCATTCTAAAGTAACGTTGTCTTGGAAGAGAGGTGCTTTGTACACCATCGGGCATTTTTCTTTATTATCAAATGTTTGAAATAACATTAATATCCTGTATAAAACTCTGTAACTATTTTACTTGCTGTCGGCTTTTCTTTCTCTGATGGTATCATATCACCTGTATTAGCAAAAGTCAAGAAGTTTTTAGGGCCTCGCGAATTAGTCCAAAACGGCTTTCTGGTTTTAGGATCGTGGATTATCGTTGGATTATAAAACTTTTCTAGCAGCCCTAAAGCACTATTAGTCATCATGATGTCTTTGCTTTGTTTTAGGAATTTCTTTCGAAACTGTTTATATTTAATGCTATTCTTTGTTTTATATTCCATTCTTAGTATTCTTTCAAATATGCGTAAAAAGAAGCAATCGGTGAACGCTTCTAAGAATTCACTGAAAGAATATTGCGCGATGCCATAAGATACGTCAGGCTGTCTTGTTATTTCGGCTGTCGACGCGGATTTAAAGTTGGCATCCGGCGTGAACGTTCTTTTACCCGGTGTTACCAAAATCCTCATTTTGTTTGCATAATCAGAATAACCTTCATATATTGCGATCTTCAAAGTGTAATAAGCTATGTTAATCACCTTATCGTATTGCTTCTCAAACAAATAATCAATCGAAGGAATCATGCCTTGAGCCAAATAACCATCAATTTTAATGTCTTTACCGTGGCGATTAACTGTGTGGCCAAACTGCATTGGTTTGGAATTTAAATCCGCAATAAGCATCCATGGCGCATTTTTGTTCACTCTAAACCCAAATTTGGCTGCGGCTTTAACATATTTATCGAATTCGATATCATCAAAATACATGCCTTTGCCCGGATCATCATCAAAGTTTTTTCCTTGTAATAATTCTAACGCTAAACCGGTAGAGCCAATTGACGTTAACTGAGAAGCAAAAAAAGAATAATAAGAAAATACAAGGTTGTTTGTTTTTAGGAATTTTAACAATTCTGCAACATAGCTTTTTGGATTTATAACGAACTTACCAGAAGCTATGAGTTGTTTGTTAAAAAACTCAACCATGCTTTTGGAATAACCGGCGTATTCGTTAGTACTATCTTCAAAACTGTTTTTGACTTGAAAGTCGCCAAATAAATTTTGAAGTTGAGTGTGCCCAACGTAAATATTTCTTTTTATATAAAATCGAAAATCATTATATGCCTTATGAACGAAATCAAATGAAACTAAGTTATCTTTTGCCCCATATGTCAAAAGTTTCTTTTTTGGGACGACTAAGCTACCCTTACGATCAACTTTGCCATAAAAAGGAACATCGTACCATAAATCTATATAATTGCTATTGATATTGTTGAATATTTGAGATGTTACAAGTTTGTAATGCATTCTCTCTTCGTATAAAGTACGAGAACCTAATCCTGATCGAGCTTTAAAATCTAGTGTGTCTTCGGGCATACTGTATATAGTGTTCCTTCTTTCTTTGCATTACTGGGCCGACTATTTACCGCCATATTTAGTTGCAACTGCTCCATCATGATAATGTTTTTCGCCCATGAGAACGCCTTTCTGTTTCTTTAGTTCCTTTAGCTTTTCATTAAGCGCTTCCAGTTCTTTTTTCTTACCTTCGGGTGAGCTTTTGAAATTATCAAGGCCTTTTTCCATGGCTTTTGCTTTTGCTGCAGCGGCGTTTGACTCCTTTAATAACTTAGCTAGCTTTTTCTGGCCAGACTCAGTTTCAACCCGGGCGTCCTTTCGCCAGTCATTATAGGCCTCCAGAGCTTTCTCGGCCTCCTCTTTTGCGCCTTCTACATCTGATTCCATTTGGCTCATGGTTGAGCCGGATTCCCAAAATTCATACCAAGAACTTGCGCCAGTGGTACGAGCGCGAACTTCTTTCATTTGTGTTTCGACTGTGGCTATCTGTTGGTCATAATAGTTGATAGCGCTGTTGTATTTAGTACCTTTGTCATATAGCTCATCTCCGGTGAGGGTTGTGTCTAACGCGAAGGGTTTTTCCAGTTTTCCGCCGGATGTCTTAGGCTCAGATGGGTTTAAGTGTTGATACATAGAATAAGTCAGCAGTGTATGAATGTTGGTTTCGTATCCGGCCGCAGAAAACTTGTGTGTTACTTTTTTAATAGCATAATAGCCAGTAGCTTTAACCTGTCTGGAATCTGACTTTATAAATGGATTTAAATCTACGTACACCAATTGTCCAATATTGAACAAAGGAAATCCCAAAGTGGTAATGTCTGCTGTGAATACTATTGGAATCCAGTCGCCGTCTTGAATTTTTTGCTTTTTCTTATCCGGTACCGTTGCCAAACCGCCTGCGGCGTCACGCTGCGGATCATAAAATATCGCCGTTTTATCGGTGGCGTTAGCTACATCACTTAACTTAACACTCTTAACTATTCCATAGCGCTGGCCGCCTAAATAAAAATGGTACACTTTATTGCGAAGGTTTGCATGATATTTCCCAAATGGAAACTTCTTGGCTCCGATTTCCTGACTAACATTTTTTGAACCGAAGATAAAATATATTATTTCGCCTTTCTTTTTATTGTCTCCTATAGCAATATCTATTTTTGGTGTTTTGAATGACTTTGATTTTGATTCTCTCAAACAAACGTTAAAAAAACCGGTGAGAAACTTTTCTACCATTACTTTTAGAAAGTCATCATATGAGAAAAAATCCTTTTCTTTGCCTATAATCTCATTTGCAAAAAAGTTATTCAACTTTTTTAAAGAAATGGGCAGATAATATAGTTTAAAATTCTTTATTGCTTGATTGGTGTACGGTGTTCTATAAGAAACCAGTCCAAAATCAGTATATATTGTTTTACCAGAGGTGTTTTTTATCTCTTGATGGATCTTGGTGGGGCTACCGGGGGAAACAGGTAGTTGCATTAACGAATTCATCAAGTCTCCTAAAAAAACATACGGTATCGTCTGGTACTTACTATGGCTTATCACATCTGCATCAATTGCTGGCGCAGCATCAACATTTATTTTGTTTATGGCTGCTCGTAAAGTTGTTTTGTCCGGGTTCATTATCTGATGCTTAATCTCTTGATTTTCTGTAAGGGAAACATATGCATACTTTATATCATTTAGCGCCAAGATGTTTTGTATCAGTGTGCGTAAAGCAATAAATTTTGCTAGTTGTGCAGCTCTGAGAACTTCTTCTTTAGCATGGTCGGATGCTCCTGTTTTCGTTGCTTCAAGCGCTTGAATAGCGGTCCACGTGCCGCCGGATTTGTTTTTATACTCTTTTATAAGGTCGTCTATGCTGGTGCCTTTGGAATCATCAGCAAAATTTGCATACCATCTTCCGTATACGCCGGATACTTTGTCGGCGCCTTCAATCCTGTTTATAATTCGCTGTGCTCGTGCAGGAGAATATGGTGGACTTTTCGCCATGGTTTGTGTTAGGACGGCAGTGTGCTCCGTGGAGGGGCTTTTTATTTCTTTGAGCTTAAGCTTATCGAGATAATAAATAACAGCATCGTATTCTATCGCCAATTCTTTATGTTGTTCAATTCCAGCGTTGGCTGTGGCGACGATTATGTTCCCCGCAGCCTTGACTCCCTTTGTTTTGCCTTTAATGGTGTCGTAAGCTTCTCTAGCTAAAGCTAAAATGTTGGAGGCTGGGCCATTGATCGCATCGATAAAGGCGCCTCTATAACTAGCGTTAACTATAACGGAGCCGTCATCTCTTATGTCAAGAGAATATTTTTCCAAAATAGTTTGTAAACGTAAAGTGTAATTCCCCAAACCCAAACTTTTGTTAAGTTTATCGTTAGTGCTCCAACCCAGTTCAAATTCTAAATAACGAAATAACTTTTTTTTGCCTTTCTTTGTGCTATTTTTTATATTTAATAATCTAGAATATGGGTCTTTAGACAGGGTTCTTAAATCTTGGAACATGTATACTGCGTCTGCTCTTATTACTTTTCGTGTTGCTGAGTCGATACCTTCATATGTAATATTAAGGCTTTGAATGCCTCCGTTTATTCTTTCACCTGTTGACTGTAGGATTTTTTGTCCCGGGTCAAAGAATTTGGTATTATTTGTAGATGGTAGTATATCTTTTCGTGAAGCTTGTGCGCCGCCTCTAGAGTAATACCTTTCTGAGACAGTTACGAATGGGGCCATCTGAGCTATTTGGTTGGGCTTAAGCTGGAAGAAATTTTTAATTTTGGGAACGATGGTTACGCTATTGATATATTTCGTATTTGTTTTATACTTTTTGAGAGGGCCGGGGAGATTGATCTGGCGAGAGAGGGATCCCTTTTTAATTGATGTGCCCTTTTTCTTATATATTTCCTCCGCCTTTTCCAACAAGAAGCACTGTTCGTTTATTGTGGGCGGTAAGGTTATGGATCCTTTTCCTGACATTATTTACCTTTTTCCTATGTTAGCCCCAAAATATCTAAAACAGATTCAAGAGGGGTTGGGATAGTTACTACGTCACCGGGTGAAAAGTCTGTTTCTAGCGGTCTCATGTTAAACCACGCTATAATCCACCAATATTCTGGATCGTTGTAATATTCGTTGGCTAATTTAAAATATTTAGTTCCGATTGCCCAAATCTCTGTTTCTAGAGTGAACTCTTCTGCGATATCTTCCGGAGAGGGGTATTTCAATTCTGCGGTATCGAACTGGTTTATTAAACCCACGCCCCTATTCATAAAAATTTTAGAGTAGGAATAATCGGTTGTTGCGTTTTTTAGAACAGTTCTTAAGTCGTATCTAGATATAGCCATTTATTGGTTTCCTTGTTTTGTTACTCGGGTGAGGTTTCTATACCTGCTTCGAGTAATTTGATAAGCTTTGCTTGATTCTTTGCATCGCCAACAACGCTTGCATCCTCTCTGAAGCTATAGAGCACTTTGTAGGCAGCAGAAGAGCCATATACCTCTTGAATATCAAGAAACGTTTGATTGCTGATCTTATAATCGTTTTCTATTCTTTCCTCATCTTTGTTCGGTGGCGACGTTGCTTTGTCTTCTGGCGGCTTCTGTTTTTCTTGCGCAAGCTTTTTGTTTGCCTGTGTTGCCGTCTTGGCCTCGGTTTGTTTAATACCATATGGATAATCGGCTCCACCTTTGAATACGCTGGAATTTGTGAAACCAACGAACTCTTCGTGAAGTACTTGAATTTTCAAAGATATCTTAATATCTGAGAAGTACATTGTGTTTGTCTTCGTGCTTGAAAAATATTGAGCGTTTGTTTTCTCTTGAAATCCGGGATTAATTTGTATTGGGCCAGCGATATATCCTTGAAGCTGTTTGCCGCCTGTTCCTACAATATTCATAAAATCAAATTTAAAATACGGGGGCGCTTTAAGGACCGGGATTTTCGTTTTTTTTCTATATGTTGGATATTGATATTGTATTAGTTTTTCTATTTTGCCCATGTTTTCTAGCGCTTCGTTCTCATCATCTGCAATAATGCGAAAACCTAACGAGAGTTCGCGAGAAGTACCATTATAGAGAGAAATTGGATCCATTCTGCCGTAAACGTTAGCTGTAGACCATTTCGGGGTCCAACTATCGCTAAATTCTGTTACTATGGATGGGAAGCGCAAATCTTTCGCTCCCTTTACGTGAAGAGGTCTAATAATTATTACTCTTTGATCACCTTCTCTTGCTACAGGCATTTGCTTGTTGTTCTCCCTTTATATTAAGTAGCCAAGTTAATATCTTTCATGAAATTAAATTCTCTGTCTCCATAATTTGAAGCAAGCTGATCTCTACTATCATGGGTTTCTTTGCTTACTATCGTACCATCGGCTAGTTTGTTCGTGATATGTGTTACAATGACAACCGGTTGATCCTCTTTTCTTTTTTGAACGCTAGCATTAGCGCCAAATTCTGTTACTGTCTCGTCGACACCCTTTCCCGCGTTAATCGCAATAGCTTTGCCGGGAGTTGACGAAGGGTCTCGGCCAATATCGAACAGCCCTAGGGAAGCAACACCACCGGCAATGCCGCCGAGAACGGCGCCAATTGGGTTACCTCCGGATATCATGAGGCCGCTAAGAATACCACCACCGACGCCCGTTGCAAAGCTACCGGCCGTTACACCGCCTTTTTCTTTAGCCATTTTGTTTGCTGCGTAAGCCGATCCTACCATCGCGATAGCTCCAGCGCTTCTCATTGCAAATTTTGCGATACTGCCGAAGCCGCCGGTCATTTTACCAAAGAAGCCGGAGCCGCCCTCACCGCCCTTTCCGCCACCGGGAATTCCCATCATTCCTTGGGCCACTTTTAAAGCTGCAATTTGCCCAGTAAAAGAGATTAATGCCCCTCCCGCGCTGCTTAATACCATCGTTAACGGGCCAAATGCGGCCGCCAATTTATCAATGCTCTTTTTAAAATCTTGCATTGTATCGACCATGGATTGCATTGTTTTTGCTTGGTTGTCTTGTGTTTTGCCCAGACTTTCTCCCCTTGTTTCTAAGGCCTTTTCGCCCTGCTGGACCTCGTTCATCACTTCAGACAAAGATTTATAGGCACTGGCGGGTTTATTAGCAATATCATCTAATGTTGAAGTAGATACGCTAGCTAATTTCTTTAATTCAAGCTCGCCAAAACCACTGGCCTCCGATAAAGCTTTTAATCGGGGTCTGAGCATCGTTTCGATAGATTCTCCGGACTCTTCAAACGATTTGCGCAATAACAGAAAGCCCTTTAGCGGTCCTTCGAGGTTAACGGTATCCATCATTTCCATAAAATCGACGGTTGTGCCGAAAACTGCATTTAACTTAGAAGCTGCAGTTGCTGCTCCTTGAATCGTTGTCCACTTTTCCATGGACGACATTAACTTATCCATTGAAACGCCGCTCTTTTCTTGGACTTCTTGCATTCTCATAAATTCTTCGGTAAGATTTGGTATGCCGAGTTTCGCTAGATTGCTAGATTGTGCTGCGAAGTCTCCCAATACTTTATTGACGTCCATATTGAGTGTTTTGGCCATCATCGCTAGATTCGCTGTTAGTTTCTGTGCTTCTTGTCGTGACTTGCCAAAAGTTAGTGTTAGTTCTTCTACGGTTTTTATTGTCGTTTGCGCGGATACTCCTAATCTTCTTTGGAGTGTTAAGCTAACAGCGTTGATTGAATCTTGATCTAGTTTTGATGACTGTCTAAATGCTGTGGAGGCTTTAAAGAGGTCTTTATAATTTTTCTGTATCTCATCTCGTGTATAACGGGTACTTTTCGCTATAACAGACGTTCTTTGGTTAAAGTTTTCAAGCTCTGAGCTAGTTAATACGTTAACTTCTCTGGCTGTTTTTCTAGACTCATCATAAAACTTTTTTGCTAATTCAATGGGCTTTGAGAAGCCGTATGTCTCTTTTACTGATTTACCCATCGCTCGAAAGGTTTCTTGCATTTTTAGTGTAACTTGCGCTATTTGATTTGCCCTGTCGAACACAAGCTTGAGGGTTTTGTCTGCGAATCCTTTGGCTACATTATCGCCTTCTTTAAGGTGGTTGGCTAATTTTCTAGCTTCGGAGCTAATACCAAAAAACTCTTGGGCTAGTTGTGTGGCGTCACTGGTGGTGGTCTCGACCAGTCCTCTTATCTTTTCCCAATCTTCTGCTTGTCCTTCAGTCTGTATAGCTTGTTCTTTGA